ATGCGCGCCGAGGTCGATATCCGCCAGCGCCTGACCGCACAGGTGGCAGCGGGCACAGTCAAGGCCGAGGACATGAACCGGCTGCTGCAGGAAGAGCTGACGCTCCGCCCGTTGATCGCTGCCGCGGCGGCGGCCGAGGGCAAGGAAAAGACGGATCTCCTCAGCATCATCGACCAGCTGCGCAAGGCGTATTTCGAACAGGCCCTGTCCGAGAAGCTCGCGCGGCAGGCCTCCGCCATGCAGGATTACACGAAATCCCAAGGCGAAAGCATGGCCATGCTGCAGCTCGAGCTGGCGTTGCTGGGCCAGTCCGAAGCCGTGCGCGCCCGGGTTCTGGCCCTTTATGAAGCCGAAAAAGAGATCCGCGAAACCGGCGCCACCGGCAGCATGGCCCAGAAGATGCGCGACGAAGCAGTTGCGGGTGCAGAACTCCGTCAGGAACTTGAACGCCAGACCGAGGCTTGGGACCGGGTACGGCAGGCGTCCGAAGCGGCCATCGATGGGCCATTCGATGCGCTTCTGAAGGGGGATTTCGGCGGTGCACTGGAGAGCTTTGCGAATGAAGCCGCCGGTCTGCTTGTGGAACTGGGTGCCCGTAACCCGCTGAAGAACGCAGTCCTTGGCACGAACCAACCCACACTAGCCGATGTGGGGGGCATTTCGGGGGTCTGGGACAGGCTGACGGGCAAGGCGCCCACAGTCAACGAAAGCCAGCTTGCCGCCCAGGCCGCCAGCGTCGCATCGATGACCGTGACGGCCGGTAGTGTCACGATTTCCACCACGGGGCTGGGTCAGCCCGCCAATGCGAACTTCCCGCACGCAAGCAATATGCCCGGCATGCCCCTGGGTGGCTCGCCTGCCGTGCAAAGTCAGATTTGGTCATATTTCGCAGGCAAAGGGCTGAAGCCGCACCAGATCGCCGGAATCATGGGCAATGTCGCGGGCGAGAGCGCTTTTAATCCGATGGCACAAGGCGACTTCAAGAATGGCGCCCCCACCAGTTTCGGTTTGTTTCAGCATCACGCCAGCCGGGGCCAAGGCCTTCTGGACGCCGTTGGCGGCATGCAAGGTCTCGGCGATGTACGCGGGCAGCTGGACTTTGTCTGGAAAGAACTGATGTCCACGCATCGTGGCGCTTTCGATGATCTCATGGGCACTCAGACGACTGCGGAAGCTGCCGATGTGTGGATGCGCAAGTTCGAAATCCCATCAACCGACGCCATGGCATCCAGCTGGCCCACGCGCCTCGCCTCGGCCGAGACGGCCATGTCGCAGTTCGAGGGTGCAGTTGCCACGGCCGGTCAGGGGCTGGGAACTCTTGGCACTGGCTTCGAAGGCTTCGGCGCCATGCTCGGCCAGGCGCTCAGCGGTGGCGGGGCTGGTGGCGGTGGGCTGCTGGGCGCGCTGGCGAGCGGTTTTGCCGGGATGATCGGCATTCCTGGCTTTGCCGGTGGCGGCTGGACCGGCGGGCATGACCCCTCGCAGATCGCTGGTGTTGTGCATGGCCGGGAATATGTCTTCGACGCGGCCGCCACAGCGCGGATCGGTGTTCCGACGCTGGAGGCGATCAGGAAAGGCACTGCCAAGGGCTATCAACAGGGCGGCCATGTGTCGTCTCTGCCGGTATCCTGGCCGACGGCGCCCGCCGCCGCCAACGGCCAGCCAGCGGTGAATTTCTCGCCTGTCATCAATACGGTGTCCAGCAGTGGCCAACCGCTGCCCATCGAGCGCGTAGAGGAAAGCACGGATGCACGCGGCCAGCGCCAGTTCAGGCTGGTCGCCTCCGAAACCGTGGCGCTCGGTCTGTCAGCCCCCGGCGGCAAGGCTTCCAAGGAATTGCGCAACCGCTTCGGCGTAACCCGTGCAGGACTGCCTAGATGACCTATGCAGTCTGGCCCACATCCCTGCCACGCCCGGAGCGCAACTCTTGGCAGCGCCAGCCGCAGGATAGCCGCCTGAAGCGCCAGACGGATGCCGGGCCGCCTGGTTGGCGGCGGCGCTTTTCCTCTGCGGCTCAGATGGTTTCGCTGTCTGTCATGCTGACCCGCAACCAGAAGGCCATTTTCGACCGCTTCTTTGGGGATATCACCCGGGGCGGATCGCTGCTGTTCTGGATGCCAGATCCGACGACGGACGGATGGCCCATGTTGGACAATGCCGGGAATCCGCTGTTGTCCGGTGGCGTGCCGCTGCTGCTCTCGGCCCGCTGGTTGGTCAGCTTTGGCGATCAGTTGCCGCAGGAGAGCATCCAGGGCACCGAGTTCCGCAAGGCTTTCAGCGTTGTGGTGATGCCATGAGACGCGTCAGCCTCAATGCCCGCGCCATTCAGGATGCTCAGGCCTCGGCCGAGATCTATGTGGTGCTGCTGGAAATCATCCATCCTGATCTGGCAACGCCGATCCGGCTTTCTACCGACCCGACCGAACGCATCCAAGCTGACCCGCTGGTCTATGGCACCAGATCCAGCTGGCGCGGCGCCGATCCGGTGCAGGAGCCCTTCCTCTGGGTGGTCGCCTCGGCGATCCTGCCGTCAGATATGGAGGATGCGCCAGCCAGCGGCACCATCGCCCTCGAAATCCTCGACCCGGAAATGGCGCGCCTGGTGCGCAGTTACACCACGCGCGCCACAATCCACATGGCCGTGGTCCTCGCCAGCTCGCCCGATCTGATCGAAGGCGAATGGACCGATCTGCAGATCCTCTCAGCCGACATCGATACGGGCGAGATCCTGCTCAACTTCAGCCGCGAGGAGGTCGAAAACGAACTGTTCCCGACCGGCCGGATGACGCGCGGCCGTTTCCCGGGGTTGCACATATGACTTGGTCCAATCGCCATATCGGCCTGCCGCATCAGGCACTCGGCCGCGACCGCGCAGGGTGCGATTGCTGGGGCCTGGCCTGTGTCGTCTACCAGGAAGAGCTGAACATCAGCCTGCCCGAATATCTGGGATATGCCTCGATCGACGAGCTGGGCGAGATCGCCAGCCTGATCGAGGGCGCCACCAGTTCGCCGCTCTGGCTGCCGATCACCGGCACGGCCCGGGCCTTCGATATTGCCGTGTTCCGTCGCGGGCAGTTCTCGGCCCATGTCGGTATCGTGGTGCGCCATGGCTGGATGCTGCACATGGCAGACCAGCGCTCCTCCGTCATCGAGCGCTATGAGAACGGTCGCTGGAAACACCGTTTCAACGGGCATTTTCGCCATGTTGAACTGGTGTCGAAAGGGGCGCGGGCATGAGCCAGATGCGCGTCATTGCGGCCCCGCTGCTCGATCCCGGCCTCGGCCGGGTGGATATGGAACTGCCCGTCGGCCTGACCGTCGCCGAGGTGGTGGCAGCCGCGCTGCCCGGTATGGCCGAGGCGGATCACGCCCAGCTGCGGGTGAGCCTGGTCGATGACCGCGGCGCCATCATCATCGACAGCGGCCTGTGGCATGCTGTGCGCCCGAAGCCCGGGGTGCAGATCGTGATCCGGGCGATTCCGGCTGGCGATGCGCTGCGGTCCATTCTGGCGATCGTCGTCACCATCGCAGCGGTGGCACTCGGCGGGCCGCTCGCCGGGGCATTGCAGATCACCAGCCAGCTGGGGGTCAGTTTGGTCACCGCCGGACTGACTGTGGTGGGCAACCTGCTGGTCAATGCGCTGATCCCGCCCCCCAAGCCCCAGAACCGCGAAAACCGCTATCAGATCAGCGGCTGGCGCAACCCGGTGCAACCCGATGGGGCAGTGCCTGTGGTGCTGGGCCGCATCCGCTATGCGCCGCCTTTCGCTGCCATGTCCTGGACCGAGATCGTAGGCGATCTGCAGTATATCCGCAGCCTGTTCAGCTTCGGCTATGGTCCGCTGAACCTGACGGATTTCCGCATCGGTGAAACCAGCCTCGCCGAATATGACGAGGTGGAGATCGAGGTGCGCCAGGGCGTGCCGGGCGATCTGCCGACCAGCCTCTACCCGCGTCAGATCGTCGAGGAGAATGTGGGGGCCGAACTGACCCGACCCCTGCCGCGGGACGATCTCGGCGAGGTCATCGAGGGCGAGCCGGGCGAAGAAACCCCGGTGGTGCGCACGACCGGCGCCGATGCCTCCGGCGCATCGGTCATCCTGTCCTTCGCAGGCGGTCTGGTGAAGTTCAGCGACAGCGGCAAGGCCCGGCAGCATTCGGTCAGCGTCAGGATCGAACAGCGCCTGGTCACGGCTGAGGAATGGCAGCCCGTGACCCAGCTCGACATCACGGCCAAGAAAATCGAAGGGTTCTACCGGCAGCACAGCTGGGAGTTTCCGTCGCGCGGCCGCTGGCAGATCCGGCTGACGATGCTGACGGATGAAACCGAAAGCAGCCAGAAACAGCAGCGTTGCACCTGGGCGGCGCTGCAGACCATCCGCCCGGAATACCCGCTCGCCTTCAGCGAGCCGCTGTGCCTGGTGGCCTTGCGGGTCAAGGCGACGCATCAGCTCAACGGGGCGCTGGACAATTTCTCGGCCATCGCAGAGCGGCCCTGCCTCGACTGGGATCACCTGACCGAAACATGGGTGTCCCGCGTCACCCGCAACCCCGCCGCGCTCTATCGCTACGTGCTGCAGAGCCCGGCCAATCCCCGGCCGCAATCCGATGCGCAGATCGATCTGGCCCAGCTGCAGGACTGGCACGATTTCTGCCGGATCAGGGGCCTGACCTATTCGAAGGTGATCGACGGCACCGATATCACGCTCCGGGATCTGCTGGCAGAAATCGCTGGCGCCGGTCGGGCCGCGCCGCGGCATGACGGTCTGCGCTGGGGTGTCACAGTCGATCGCCCCGATCAGCCGGTGATCGACCACATCTCGCCCCGCAACAGCTGGGGCTTCAAATCGACCCGCACCTATATCGATCCGCCCCATGCCTTCCGCGTCAAGTTCCAGGACGCGGAGAACGACTTCAAACCGGCCGAATGGCTGGTGCGCTGGCCCGGCCATACGGGCGAGATCGATCTGACCGAGGTGCTGGAATTGCCTGGGAAGACCGATGCCCCCGAGGTCTGGCGTGAGGCGCGCAGGCGGCAATACGAGGCGATCTGGCGGCCCGACACCTTCGAGGTCACGCAGGACGGCCCCGTGCGGGTCGCAACCCGCGGCGATCACATCC